GGCTGGACTTATTGGTACGCCCCACATGAGGCATGAAGCAGCGCGCAGATGATACGAGAATGCCGAACGTTGCAGCGTGATGAGAGTTCTCTTTAATATAAAAAAGGGCATCCAACTGAATGGATACCCTTCCATGGAGCAGTCGGAATGGTATCCGAACCCCCGGCAAACCGTTCGTGTATGGAAAATATTATATACTTATTGTCCCATTTAGTCACGCGGCATAAAAAAGGCGGCGGGTCGGCTCCCGGGAGCCTTGCCGCCGCTAAAACGTCGGCGCGGTTGCGTCGGCGTTTTCTTCATGTCATTCGAGCGTATTGTTGAGCGCCTGGACGATGACCGCCGCGCCGGTCCACGAGACAACGCCGAGACCGGCAGCGATCGCCGAGGCTATAATAACCGTGCTCATCTCTTTAACAGACGATTGACCTCAGACTGCACGGCCGCGTAATTGTAGCCGGCCGCCTGAACACGTCTGCGGCGCTCTGATCCATTGCCCCACTTGCCGGCGATGACTTCGCGGGCAATCTCGGTGACGGACTTGCTCGGCGTTTTGGATCCGCCTGAGAGCAGTGCGTTTACACGGCTCTGGACGGTGTTGTAGTCGTAACCGGCAGCGTCGAGACGATTGCGGCGGTCGACACCGGAGCCCCACTTGCCCGCGATGACCTCACGCGCGACCTCATCGACGGATTTCTTTGCCGTTGTCGGCTCATTGTAGCGGAGAACATGATTCCACGGGTAGTTACGGTACGAGCGTATAAGGAACTCGCGCCCCGTCTGATCGCCAGGCTTTCCGCCGGTTGCGGTTCCTTTTTCATTGATCGAGGCTTCGACTTCTCGACCTCCGCCGCAATACATCGCGGTGTGATGCGAGGTATTCAAAAGCACGTCGCCACGCTTTAAGCCGGCACCGGTTGCCAGATTGACCGAGCTTGTCACGTCGACGAATCCGCACTTCAGGAACACGCTGAGCATATTCCCGGTGTAGGTTGCACCGGCGTCGCGGACTTTGACGCCGGCCTGTTGCCAGGCCGTGATAACGGCAGCGGAGCAATCAAAGTCGCCCTTCTGCCCCCATCTGTAGTGCTGATCGTAGCCGTGAGAGTTGTCCGCGGCCGTTCTTTCCATCCATGCAATAGCGTTTTCAGTTTTGCTCATGATTCTGTTCCCCCTTCCTTGTTGTAGTTCTTGGTCGAAATTCCGAGCAGAGCGCCCAGGAACACGTCGACCGCTGAGATCGTTCCGGTGATCTCGGTGCCGTGCGGGAGACCCCAGATCCCGGCGAGAGCGGCGTAAAGTGTAGCCGCTGCCGGTAGCGCGATCTGAGCGATCCATTTCAGTTTGTCATAGGTTTCATTTTTCATGGTCATAGCTCATACTCCTTTCGCTTGATCTCAATGTCGCGCCGATCCGCCTCGTCGTCGGCGATGATCGGCAGCTTTTCGCAAGCCTCATAGCCGGCCTTCCCGTCTCCATTTCCGCCCATTGCACGGTATGGAGCATATAAGCCGGCGAGGTTTGCCATCTCTGTTTGTGTGATCCCTCCGCGGCGGATGAACTTGCGCGTGATGTATGCGATCTTATCGTGTCCGAGAGCGAGGATCATCTTGCTTGTTTCGCTTTGCTCCTCGTCCTCTTTTTCCTTTGCCTTGTCGTGTCGAGTTACGAAAAACTGAACGAGCGAGACAAAGCCGCCCGAGCCCAGTGCCGAGACGATCGCGATCGTGATATTTTGCCAAAATGGAGTCATGTTTCTCCCTCCTCCGTGTGAAACGCCGCCGCGTATTCTTCCTCGGCCTGAGTGAGCTCCCGAAACATAGCGACCTCATTAAGCAGCCGCGCAATGATCCGCGACTGCTTTGTGATCGTTTCTTGCTGTATCATCGCGAGCTCGGTGAGGTTAATCCTTGTCGGTGTTTGCATTGACATATTCTTTGACGGCCTCCTGGAGATTGCTGAGCTTAGGGACGTCCTCCAGAGCGCACGTCCCGGCGATGACTCGACGGCCCCAGATACGAACGAGGCCGCTATTCTGTGTGAATGTAATCATGTTATGCTACCTCCCTTCCTTTTACTGTGAGATCGACGCGATGAGCTCGGTGAGCTCGGCGATCGCGTTGTTTGCGTCGGTGAGCTGAGACTTGAGCGCGGCGGCCTGGATCTCCGCGTCGGTCAGATCGCGGAGGCAGAGCCACCACTTACCGCCGTCCTGAGTAATCTGAACGAGGGTCATCTGTCCGTGCTCTTCGATGGATCCGTCGGATCCTTTGAGCGTCACCTTGGAGAGCTTGCCCTCGATGTCGGCCGCCTTGAGCTCGGTTTTGCTTATAAAGCTGTTCCCGTTGAGCTCGAGGCTCTTAATCTGTGTGTCATCATCCAAAACAATCGTGAATGTCCTTTTCGCCATGTTGGCCTCCTTCCGAACAATTCATAAAACAGGCTCGCGAGCTGATAGATCTGCCCGTGGGTCATATACTTATAGTGCCCACCGAGCCACGACTTGAAGGCGTTTTCTATCGCGGGGTACTCAAGACGACCCGCCTCGAGGAGTCTCTTATATGCCTTGAGTTTTCTCCGCTCCCGGGTGATCGCTTTCGGATTGATCCGGCGCTCGATCCTCCCGGTCTCGGTCAGTCGGTACGACACCTGGAGGTGTCGGAACGGTTTGCTGATTTTTGTGATCCTTGTCTTTTTCACGTTTACGATGAGCCCTTGCCGGGCGGCGGTGTCTGAGAGACCCGCACGCAGCTCCTCCAGGTCGTCCCGGTCCTCGTTGATCGCGTAGGAGTCGTCGGTGTACCGGGCGTAGAGCTTTTCGCCCTGGACGATCTTCGCGTAGTTGTCCCACGGGATCGGGAACGAGATCCCGACGTTCTGAGACGGTTGCGCTCCGATGTCGACGCCCTTTGGTAGATAGCGCCGGCCGGTGAGCTCGGCGCCGGGCACGTTCGCATTGATGAGCGGGTCGACCTTCTCGGTCATGAACCTCCGGATCTCGTCCTCGGTGAACCGGGAGACGTCGACCTCGTAGGTCTTGAATATTTTCCGCAAGAGCCGGATCGTGTAGGCCACGGTCTCCGGATCGACATCGGCCTTAATGAGCAGCGTGCCTGTGTCAGCGAGGCACACCGAATGCCAGATGTTCGCGTAATAGCCCGAGAAATCAAAGAGCTCGATCCACCCGCCGTTCGTTCCGTGCGTCGCATAATAGCGGCGGAGATGCTCGACGAGGCGTCGGCGTTCAAAGTCGACGCCCTTGCCCTTTTGGCTTGCCGAGTTGTCAAAGATGAGAAACTTAGCAGCCGCGGGCGTTAGGACGTCATCGCATAAAACGTGGTAGAGACTTTTGTCCATCATTACGTTGCTCGATATGTACCGGGCATGGCCTCGTTCACTGATGAGGAACTTGTGCCCGGTTTGTGGCTCGTAGGTTCCTTTCTCAAGGTCGTCCGCGAGCCGTGCTGTTTCCAGTAATTGATTGCAGCGGTAGCGCTGAGTCGTCTGTTTGAACTTGCTCCCGCGCATCGCCTTTGTGCCGCCCTCATAGAGGGCATTCATGTCAAAAAATACAATCATAAAACCATGCTGAGAGCCGCGGCGGTCGTAACCGGCGGCGTCATGATTGAGGTTTATCGTCTGGAGATCTCCAGGCGAACGGATGCTCTTTCCTTTCCCATTTCCCCGCGTGGAAACTTGCCCAGGTGCGGGGCTGTGAAATCCGGCCGGACCCCGATGACGTTCGAGGCGTTCCAGTTGTTCGCATTGCCGTTGTTGTTGACATTGCAGAAATTCGTCGAGGACTGCACGTACAAAGAGCACCCGCATTAGTTACGCTTTTAAGTGCGGGAGGAATCGGTTGTCTGACTGCCGGATCCGTTTAATCATTTTGTCGAGGTCGTCGATCTCGAGGACGATGCTCTTGTACCGGTTTTTGTCGGCGGGGAGCTGTTCCGCGATGAACTGGAGCTCACCTTGGAGCCGATCGCAAGCCTTGAGTGCTTCGTTCCATTCTTGACGGCGGTCGTCGTATTCAAATTTCCAAACCGGCCAGATCTTATTCGCGCCGCGGATATGTGCCTCAATGTCGCCGGCGAGATCGTCGACGCGGTTCCGATGCCGTTCAATAAACCACGGAATGAACCCGGCGTACATTTCCCGGATCTTTGCCGCGAGGATATCCTTTTCCTCGCCCTGGAGCCCTTTCGTCGCTTTCTTCACGGCCGCGTCGATATGCTTTTCGCTGAGCCCGAAACTTATGAGGAGCTCCCGGCTCAGTTCTCCGCGGATCGTGATCGCCTTGTCGAGGGCCTCGAGCTTAGACCAGGCGCGTTTGCTTTTTGGTATGTCTGACATAATTCCTCCAAGGGGCGGGACAAGCCCGCCCGATTATGCGATTAGGAAAGCCGGCCGGACCCCGAAGACGTACGAGGCGTACCAGCCGTCCGCATAGCCGTAGCTGGAGACACCGCAGAAAACCGCCGAGGACCGCACGTCCCTCAGCCACCAGTCCTCACGGTTTACGATGAGATCCGGGCGCGCCTGGAAAAGCGCGATCTGAGACTTGTCACATCCGACGTCGTAGCCATTGCCGGCCCATGCGACATGGCCGTAGACCATGGCCTGATTCATGAGATCGATCTGTCTGTCGTACCATGCCCAGTTGCTCGAGCTGTCACCGCTGACCGCATTCGCAAGCAGATTGCGGTAGGTGAGGACGTGAGACTCGCCGAAATCGGCCTTTACTGTTGCGAGTGCCTGAGTCAGTCCGTCCGAGACCATGTTCGAGCCGTAGTAGGCGCCGGTCGTTACGTTTGTCGAGTTCATGACGTGGTTATAAAAAGACTTGTCCGGGAAAACGAGCATGTGGTGTTTCGTGAGCTCAGTGTCTCCGCAATGGAGACGATAGTCCGCGTGTCCGGCCCAGTATTTGTGGCCGTTGATCGTCCAGTAGCCGCCGGGGCGGACCTTGTCAAAAGTGCCGGCGACGATGTCGGCACTCTGCTCGTTGGTGAACGATGCCCCGAGGTTGTACTCATAGATGAAAGAGTTCGCGCGGGATGCTCCGGTCGCACTGAGCATTTTCGTCAATGTCTGGAGTGCGGTGATCGCCGAGGCATTGTCCCCGGTCACGCCCAGGACTTCATTGATCGCGGCGATGAGCCCGGTCTTGTCGGTCGTTTTGAGCCCGGAGAGGTCGCCTGTCACGAACTTACTGAGGGCGCTTGCCTTGATCGACTTGACCCCGTTGTCGTTATGGACGAGCAAAGTCTCAGAGCCGTCGGTCAGCGCGTCGAGCGTCGGCTCGTCGGTAAACTTCCGGCCGTTTGACACGTCAATAGTGATTGCCATAATTTGCCTCCTTTTTTGGCTTGTACTTAATCAAACGACCGCCCGGGAGAACCCGAGGCGGTCGATGTTACCGTTTAGGCGTATTTATATTTCCAGTCCCTCAGGATCGCGAACCCGTCGTCGTCCAGGATCGGGCAGTTGTCGTCGTCGAGGAGCGGAGCGAAAAAGTCGTTCTGGATTGTCATGTGCTCCAGAACGTCGAGCCTCTCGTCATGCTCGACGACCTCAGCGGTCAGCGTCGCGGCGGTGCTGTCACTGATCGCGGCCTCGCACTTGCTGAGCCATTCAGAGAACGCCTTCCACTGAGCTGTCTGCCAGGTGTCCTGCTCCGACTGTTCGGACGCTTTCCAGTCATCGAGGGCGGCTTTCCATGCGGCCTCATAGGCTTCGATACTTGTCGTGTAATTGCCATAGCTCTCGGTGATCTTTGCCGTGTACTGCTCAAAAAAACTGTCGAACTGAGCGGTCAGCGTGCTTGCGTCGATCTGAGTAATGACACCGGCGCAGATCCCGCAGAGGCTCGAGTTGTATCGGTCGTCGGTGATCTGTGCCTGAGTGACGGTCGTGAGGCCCTTAGTGACGGAGACGTCCGCGAGAGCGATCTCCCAGACGTCGGCGCCCTGAGTAAGCGCCGGCGCTGTTGGAGACTTTGACGGCGATCCGGTGAGGACCGCGAGCTCCATGAGTCGCTGAGTCAGATCCCACCGCAGAACGACGCGGTCGATTCTGTCGAGTGAGCCGTCGGCGTTGCTGATCGTGAGATTGTAGAGCTCCTGATTGCGGAATGCGTAGCCATTGATGAAACCGTAGCCGGGCCGGACGCCGATCGTCATACCGTCGCCGGCGACGACTTGCAGACCGTCCGACGGGGCGGGGAATACGCCGTTCGAGATGAACGTCGAAAAATACCAGGCCCAGTCCTCGGCCTTATAAACGCGGTCATGGTCCACGCTGTTAAAAGGCATGTAGTTCATGATTTACCTCCTCTTTTTAATCGCCTCGAGGAGCGTCGGCGTCGATTCGCCGAACGTGGCCTCGAGCGTGGTCTTGCCTTTTTCCCAGGTCTGGGAAACCTCGGTGATCCTTGAGTTGATTTTGATTCCCCACCTCTTTTCGATGCACGTCACACGATCGCCCAGGTCAAAATCGTCCTTGTAGGCAAGATTCGAGTCGGCGCGGATCGTGCTCTTGAACGTGTAGGTCTCGATCATGGTCGCGAGCTCTGTCGCACCGCGGTTCTCGAGCATGGTCTTGTAGGTCGCGTCCGGGATGTCGGTGCTCGTGCCGCTGTCACCCTCGACACTCCGCGACATATCCGTCGCGTCGACGAGGACCTCGCATCGGTCAAGACCTGAAGCACCGGCTCCGTCGTAGGTCGCGATCATCTGGACGTTGTTGCTGTCTGAGGACCCGCGGACGTAGGCGAAATTCTTATAGTTTTCGACGCTGTTCTCGTATTCCTGTTCCGTGACGTTATCGAAATCACGCGAGAAAATACACGGCGGGTTGCCGTCGGTGTTTCCGTCGGTGAGGTTTCGGCCCTCATAGAGATAAAAGCCGAACTGTTTCGTCCGCTCGTTTACGAGAATGTCATAGCCGAGCTTTCCGTCTTGGCATTGCGCCTTGACCTCGTCGCCGAGGTCTTTGAGATACTCCGGCGAGTAGTCGACGCTCATCCCGCCGAAATCGCTCTGCGTGATCGTGACGAGCTGAGGAAACTGCCGCGCGGTGTCCGCTTTGCTGCCGATGTTTCGGGTGACGAGCTCGTTGACAATTGCCTGTTTTGTGCCGGTCATTGAGAATGTCGGGGTGATGACTCGCTGACTGAGCCACTTGCTCAGGCCGTAGCCGGTCGCCTCGATCTGCTCCTGACTGGTCTCGTCTTTCGTGTAGTGCACGTACTTAATGACCGCACCGCGCCTCCAGATCGCACCGTCGGCGTCGGTGTAGTCGGTGTACTTGTCGTGCTTTACGACGACGCGATCCCGGACGAGGAGCTCCCGGTTGTTGTCAGTGATCGGCGCGAGGATCTTGAACTCGCCGACATCGAAATAACGGACGGTCCAGATGACGCTCGCCGCCTCGTCGATGACGCCGAGGGCGTTGAGCTGTTTGTCAAAAATTCTCAGATCCATTGGCTTATACTCCTAAAATTTTCGGGCTGAAATAGATCGAACACTCGAGATTGTCGAGCCCTGTGTCCGCGTTGTACCGGAAAACGTTGTCGCCGACATCGAGCTGCATAAAGGTCGAGTCGACATCGAGATAGCGGTAAACATTGGACACGACACCCTGACGGGTGAGCCTTGCCCTCTTAGATCCGTAGGACGTGTTTATCTCAACGACATCGCCGGCGACCATCGTATAGTTGAGTTTTATGAACTCCCGGGTGTTGACGTTTAGGAGCATCGGGTTTGTGAGCTCACCGATTGCCCGGAATACGATCCTCATACCGATCGAGACGTGCCCGCCGTTGTAAACGTCGACGATGACACTGTCGGAACGGCTGCCGAAAATCATGTCCGTTGCGTCGTCCTTGTCGATCTCTGTAGGAAATTCCCAGGCAGCTTCCCACGTCGCGATGTCCTCGCGGTGTTCGGTTTCCTCCTGCCAGAACGGATCGAGACACTTGAAATCGACCTCAAACTCCTGAGATAGATCCCGCGTGAATGTCGGCGTCCCGTCAACGATCGCCCCGATCTTGCGGGCAAAGCTGCCGTAGTAGTAGCGGAGAGTCCCCGCGAGCTCCGGGTTTAAGATCTTGAGCGCGTTCTGTCTTAGGTCAATCTGTGCCGACTTGTCGCGCTCGGTGATCTTGCCCTTGATCTTGATCGGCCTCGGCTCGATCCGGACGCCCGTGTAGGTGTCGCCGTGCTGTCCCATCGAGGATGTCGAGTAGATCGTGTCGTCGAGGTCGCTGAGTCCCGTCACGTCCTTCGAGACATTGACGTGATACCTGGAGCCGACCCCGAACGTGATCGACTCCCCTTTTGTGTTTGTGTAGGTTAATATTTCCTGTGTTTTCATGCCAGAGCCCTCGCAATCCGGCCGAGTTCCTTAGCGGCCTGTTTTTGCTGCCCGACGTAGCTCGTGTCCTCGGCGTTAATCGTCTGATTGACGGTTATGCCGCGCGGGTTGCCTGCGATCTGGGTGAGCAATTCGACGATCTGATTTAAAGCCGCCGTGCTTGCGCCGGCAGATTCTTCTCGAACGATCGCACGGAGATCGTCAAGCGCACCGACAAACTCCGGCCGTTTCTCGCCAACACCGATGACGGTCGGGGATGAGAAAATACCGCCGCGGTCATACCAGTCGACCGCAAAGTGCGGAACACTCGGCGGTTTGAGCGAGAACTTGCCCTCGATCGAAAAGTGCGGGAGCTTGATGTCCGGGAGTTTCCACTCGAAATTAAAAAATCCTTTCATTTTGTCGATTGCTTTCTTGACCGCGTCTCGTGCCGCCTCGATCGGCGTCGTGATTGCGGACTTGATACCGTTCCAAACCGTCGTTACCGTATTCTTTACGGCGTTAAATACTGAGGACACCGTGTCCCGGATGCCATTGACAACGGTCGACACGGCTGTCTTGATTCCATTCCAGACGGTCGAGGTCGCTGTCTTGATGCCATTCCAGACCGTTGTGACGACGAGCTTGACGGCATTGATCGCGGTCGTGACAGCATTCTTGATGCCATTCCAGATCGTAGTAATGACCGCAACGATCCCATTCCAGACAGTCGATGTGACTGTCTTGATCGTATTCCAGACGGTCGTGATGACCGTTGCGATCGCGTTGATCGTCACTGTGATCGCGGTCTTGATTGCATTCCAGACCGTAGTAACGACGGCGACGATCGCGTTCCAGATCGTGACGAAAAAGCTCTGGATCGTGGTGAGGACGGTGACGATGACATTCTTGATATTTTCCCAGGTCGCGCTCCAGGTGGTACCGAACCACCCGCAGACCGTGTTGAGGATGCCCTCCATGATGTTGAGCACGTTCTGGAATGTGTTCTTGATGAAATCCCAGATAGCGCCGAAAACCTCCTGGACGCCTTGCCATGCCTGATCCCAGTTTCCGGTAAAGATGCCGATAAAAATATCGAGGACTCCGGTAATGACATCGGTCACGGCCTGAAAAACGTTCGCGATCTGCTGGAACACGCCCTCAAAAACCGGCGCGAGGAGATTGCAGAAACCGTTCCAGATCGCGCTCAGCGTGTTCGTGATGTCGGTCATGCTGATCCCGAGAGAGGCAAACCGTTCCTTTACTTCATCGACAAAACCGGTAAATATGCCCTTGATCTGTGTCCAGATCGCGGTCATAGCATTCCGGAAACCCTCGTTTGTGTCCCATAGGTGCTTGAACGCGGCCACGAGAACCGCAACGACGGCAACAATCGCAAGGATCGGCGCGGCAGCGGCTAACATGGACCCGCTGAGCGCTCCAGTCGCGCCGGACGCCGCAGAGAGGGCCCCGGAGAGCTTACCGATCCCCGCCGTGATTGTTCCGATCGTGGAGACCGCCTTGCCGACTAGGACAAGAACCGGGCCGATCGCTGCCGCGATCGCCGCGATCTTAATAATCATCTGTTGCTGTTCCGGGGTCATTTCCTGGAACCGAGCATTTAAGTCCTTGAGCTTCTGGACGACCTTGTCGAGAACCGGTGCGATCATGGTCTGGATCGTCGTGAAAAGCTGAGCGCCGATCGCCTTGAGATTATTGAGCGCGGTCGTGAACTGATCGGCGGGGTCGAGGGTCGCGTTGAATGCGTCGGCCGTGTTTCCGCTGAAATCGCTCATCGACGTCCCGAGGGCGTCGAGGTTGATCTTTCCGTCATAGATTGCAGCACCGAGAACCGGGCCAGCCTTAGCACCGAAAACCTCGACAGCGGCCTGCATTGCCTCGGTCTTATCCTTTGAACCCTTAATTTTGTCGCTGAGCTCTTGCATTGCCTCGCCGGTCGTCTTACCGTCGGCCGTGGCATTTTTAAGGGCGGCCTTGAGACCGGTGAGCGCGACGCTTGAGTCGACTCCGGACTTGTCCAGATTAGCCAGGAACATTGCGGAGTCTGAGGCATTGAATCCCATTTCTTGCAATGCCTCGCTGTTCGTTGTCATGTCGCTCGCGAGCTTTAAGACATCGACGCCGGTGTCCTGTCCGGCCTTGTTCAATGTGTCGAGCATGAGCCCGGCCTGATCGGCGCTCAGACCATAGGCAGCCATCGCCGCCTGGACGGTGTCAATAGAACCGGAGACGTCCTGATTGTTGATTGTTGCGAACTCGATGAACTGGGTGCTCAGCTGCTCGAGCTGATCGCCGGTAGCGCCGAACCTCGTGTTCACCTCACCGACCGCGTCGCCAGCCGACTGGAAACTCGTCGGGATTGTCGTCGCGATGTTCTGGGCTCGTTGCTGCATATCGTCCAGGGCGGCTCCGCTTGCACCGGTTTTAGTGACGATGGTATCCATCGCCGAGTCGACCTCAGTCCATGCGGCGCCGGCAGCCGCGCCCGCGGCCACAATCGGCCCGGTGACGCCGGCCGTCAATTTCTCGCCGACACCGCTGATCTTGTCGCCGGTCTCGCTGATCTTGCTGCCGGCAGCCTGGAGCGCCTGAGCACCCGCGCTGCCGAACTCTTTCATCTCGTCATTGAGCCCGTCGAGCTTGCTCTTTGTCGTGTCGATCTGGACCTGGAGTTCTTTGTATTCCTCCGAGTTCTTGTCGACACCCTCGGCGTCGAGCTCTTTCTGGGCCTTTTGCAGCGCCTCGAGCTTGTTCTTTGTCTCGTTGATCTTGTCAGCGAGGAGGACTTGCTTGTCCTTTAACAGATCCGTATTGCCCGGGTCAAATTTCAGAGACCGCTCGACCTCGCTGAGCTGTTTCTGTGTGTTCTTTAAGGCCTTGTCGGCTTGCGATAGGGCGGACGAGAGCTTGGTAGTGTCGCCGCCGATCTCGATCGTTATGCCTTTAATATTTCCACCGGCCATGTCTCTTTCCTCCTCCCTTAAAATGCGGCGAACCGATCAATGTCGGCCTGTGTTGCTTTCCTTGTTCGGATTTTCGCCCCGTTTCCAGATTCGGGCGAGCTTTCCGCTTTTCGGGCTTCCTCGGTCATCTGATTCCACTCGATGACGTAGTCGACCCACCCGCCGATCGTCATGACGTCGGCGTCGGCTCGTGTGAGCCCGCGCATGAGTCCCGCCGCGAGGATCCGATCCGTTGTTACTTCTTGGTCGTCGTCGCCTTCTTGGCCGTCGGAATCGGGGCTTTCGATTTTTTTGAGGCAAAGCATGACAAAATCAGATCCGGGAAAAGGTCGGAAATGACATCGAGCGGCTCAAAGTCGTCGCCGAACGATGCGACCCACGTCAGCGGGTCCGGGATGTTAGAGTCCACAAGACGAGCCGCGGACCATGCGATCTCGACAACGCCGGAAAAACCCAGGCGCTCGAGGAAAGTCATCGCGAGCTCGCTCTCGTCGGGTTTTTTCTTCGTGTTTGCTGTCTCGCGGATGATCGGAATGAGGATTGGCAGCGCGTCGCGGCCAAACTGTGATTTATAGATTAGTGTCCAGGCGAACGAGGTCGAGAACGTGACCGACTTGTCGCCAAACTGGAGAGTTTTCAGCATTGTTTACCTCCGAAAATACAAAAAAATAAGCGGCTCAGGCATAGCAAGCCGAGCCGCTTATCCCTTTTTCAAGCGTGCGGCGGCCGCTTATGATGTGGCCGCGTTAGGATCGACATATTCGTAAGGCGCCGTACCGTACCAGTCGGAATAAGCCGTGTCTCCCTCCTCCGCTGTTGCCTTGACGTATCCGTTATCAATACGAGGGCTTGCGGAGAAATCGAGCTCCGAGGTGTTCGGGTCGATCTTGTCCTCTTTGGTAGAGGACGAAATACCCGGGCGAGTTGCCAGGCAGCGGTAGAACAGGAAACGGCGCTTCTTAACGTCGCCCTTGATCTCGAACGCGATAGCAAACTCGGCCGGCTGAACGTCCGCGTTCTCAAAGACCGCGCCGTTCTTGTCGACGATTTCCTTGAGGATCTGAGTCCGGAATGCGGAAACCAGATCCGCGACGGTCAGCTTTCCGGAGTAGCCGGTATTGCTGACCGGTCTGTAATAAATGCCGTCATCGGCATAAAACGGATCACTGGAGCCCTCAGCGTCGAAACTCATTTCTGTCGCGCCGGGCTGAGCGAAAGCCGTGCCGTAGGTCGGCTTGCCGGTGTCATCTGTCGAGGTGATCGGCCAGATGTGCACATTAGACAAGCCAAAAGTGATTTTATTAGTCGTCTTGTCAGACATTTCCTTTACCTCCTCTAAAATTCATAAAGCGATTCATAGAAATCCTCGTCCTCGATGTATACGGTGTCCGCCGTTCTCTCGTAAACGAGCTCAGCCGCGTCGGCCTGAGATTCAAAGGCCTCCATGATCGCATCCATTGTGTCCGGATCGTCGGCATAAAATTCGACGTCCTCGCTATCGCCCCGGGCGTAGACTTTATCGTCGGCCTTGAAACTCGGAACCGCGACACGGCGATAGACGGCGAACGGCGTCGGGATCGGGTCGTCCTGGGTGAAATGGTCATAGACATAACCCGAAATAATTCCGGCGTCTTGCATTGCCTGGAGGATCGTCTTGATCTCATTCTCCTTTTTGTGCAATTTCTTCCACCCCTTCCTGAACCTTCTCGACCGCTGCCTCCTCTGCCGGCTTGATATGCGCCCGCCCAGGAACTCGGCCGCCTCCTCGTTTTGCGTGTCCTTTTTCGAGGAGGTGGGCGATCTGATAACGATCGCGGCTATGCACCGTCGCTATGGTATAGAGCCCGGCGCTCCCTTCCTCGATCTTCACGTACCAGCTCTTTTTATAGCGGCCCGTCCTCACGGGTGCGCCGTTCTTGACGTCGTCCTTTGCCTCTTTGGCCACCTTCTTTATGAGCTCCCCGGTCGCTTTCCGGACGTTGTCGCCGTACTTGTCGAGGATCTTGTTGACGGTTGCGCTGAGGTCGCCGACATCAATCGTCGACGAGTTACTCATTTCTTTTTCGGCTCAGCCGCCTCGGTCTCGGTTTTGTCCTTGACCTCAGTCGCGAGCCCATCGGACACGAGCAAGGCGCCGCGAGCGTTTTCAACGTCGAGGATCTGCCCGGGGCTCGCTTCAAAGCGCCCGGAGATGAACCTCTTTTTTGCTTTTATCTTCATGTTGCCTCCTTAATCTGCACCGTAACGGACTCGAGATCATAAAGATCGACGCCGCTCTCGGGTTTTGCCTGGATGCGGGTGATCCTATACTGACGGCCGTCTTTTTGATCGACGGCGATGTCCATCCGGTTTACTTTGTCGGTGTGCGGCACTTTAATCACGCGGTCGATGCGATTGCCGTCCGCGCTGTTCTCCGCGGAATAGTAACGGACCACGCCGACCGATTGCTCCTGATAGCGGAGCGAGATCTTGATGTCGCCGAGGCGGCGGTCCTTTGCCGCGTAGATCTTGACCGCCCCGTCATTAAAGACCTCAACCTGTTGTCTTGGCATTCGCATAGTCTGTCACCGCTTTCGCGTCCCTCAGGCTGTTAATGTCTGAGAGGTAATTCGTTTTGAATTGATCGACCGCACCCGCTCGATCGTAGAGCAGATAAGTAAACAAGAGCTCCTGAGCGCTAGGGTCGGCAGAATCGCCAGAAAAGGCCGACGTTTCGACGCCGGTCTTTCTGACTATAAAGGCGATGCCGCGCCGGATCGAGCCCTTGAGCTTGTTGTCGGTCATGTCGTCTGCCCAGGTGATGTCGAGGTAGTTTTTCGCCTCGCTGAGCAGCTCGTCCGAGACTTCGATTGCGCTCATCGTCTACCTCCTCCCGGTTCTATTAAGCTGTGACGTTCTGAACCTTGAGATACTTAGGCTTGAGGCCGGAAATGTCGAGGCGGAGGAATGCGTTGTTATCCTTCGGGCGGCCGTTCGCATAGGCGACGATCTTGTAGTATCTCTTGTCGTCGAGGAACTTGTAATCGTCGGAGAACTGGATGCCCTTGCTGCCGCCGACGCCGAGGAAATAGCGCTTAGCCATACCGAGCTCGGCCTCGCCCTGAGGTACGGCGATCGACTGGATGACCTGAGTCGGATACGGCAGAACGTCGTTGACGTAGGTGCCGTTCGCATTGAGGACGGTAGTGCCCGGCATGATGAGCTTGAAATAATCGAACGGATTGACAACCATGACGAGGTTGTCGACCGCTCTCGGCTTTCCGTTCTGGGTCTTTGCAAGCTGAGAAATCAGATTGCCGTAGGTGTCGGCGTTGAGATCGGTGATCGCGATCTTGTCCTTGCGAGGATAAACGCCCGCGGTGACGGTGACATCGTCAGCAACGGAACGGTCCATGCCGATCGGCATATTGTGACCGGATCCGGTGACGATGCCGATCTCGTAACCGATGGAAAGAGCCTCAGAGAGGCAAGTGCGGATGTAGGTGTCGATCCATGCGGGACCGAGATCGAGCATAGCCTCCTCGATCGGCATGAACGCGGATAGCTTGAACTGTCCGAGATCGATTGTCTCGAAACCGCTTGTCAGCTCAGCCTCGACGGCCGCGGTGACATCGCCCCAGGTTGCGGCGCCGGTGATTGTGACATCATCGTTTACGGTTGCGCCGTCGGTACCCTTTACAGAGTAGGCGATGGTAGGTACGCCGTCCTTGTTGATGATGAAACGGGTCAGACCGGTTGTGTTGACGGCGTCAACGGCGGCGAGCAGAGGATGAGACTGCTGCATATCCTCCATGACCTGCTCGATGATCGTAGTCGGGAAAGTCTTGTCCGCGCCGGTCAGAGCCATCATCGGGTTGCCCTTGTTGGAGCGGGCGGCCTCGATAAAGGTGTTGTAGAACTTGGTCTCCTCGTTTGTGAGCTGTCTCACACCGCGGCGTGCCAGAACGGCAGCATCGGCATTTGCTCCGACGCTCTGAGCGGATGCGAGGATCTGATCGTTGATATTCTGGAAAAGATCCTGCAGACCGAGTTCAAAATCCTCGGTGTTGCCCTCGCGGGCCGCGTTTGCGATTCGCTGAGCGATCGCCGTCTGGGTCTCGTTCATCTCATCTTTGTTTCTGAGTGTAGGCATATCTTGTTACCTCCTTCTGTGTGCCGGATCCTCCGGCTTTGTGAAATTGAAAAATCCTTTATGCTCATCGCGTGCCGGAGATTTCGGCGCGGGATTGCCTAAAAATTTGTTGACGACCGCCGCAGCCCGATCGGCGAGACCGGGATCGGCGGCCAGTGCTGCCTCGACTCTTGCAGCCAGAGCGACGAGCTGAGGGCAAGTATCGATAGTGTTCGCGAGTGTCGCAAACGGTGCGAGCGTGTCGTTGAGCTTTCCGGCCAGGTCCTCGATATCCTTGAGCCCGGACACGTCGACGTCGATCGTCCCGAAACTCCTATCGTGTGGCCTGGAGACCGCGGCCATGATCGAGCGCATTGCGTCGTTGCTGATCGCGGCGACGTCGCCGCCCTCTTCGGGCTCGGATTCCACGTTGGAGACCTCAGTCGCAAAACCCATGCGGACCGCGTCCTCGGGCTTGATCCACGTCTCAGCCCTGAGCATGTCATCGAGCTCCTCGCGGGAGACATTGACGCCGCTCTCGAGGTAGGCGTTGACGGCCGCGTCCGTGACGGTCCTGAGCGTGTCGGCATATTTCTCCAGGTCGTCGGCGTTGCCGTCGACCGATGTATAGGCGGCCTGGTGGATAAATAGCAGAGACGCCGGCTGCATGACTCGGCGGGATCCGGCAGCAAAGATGATGCTCCCGGCAGACGCCGCGAAACCTTCGCAGATCGTCGTCACGTTCTCGCGATCCTTGAGGGTGTTATAGATGCCGAGGCCCTCTTTGAGATCGCCGCCGTTGGAGTTGATGTGGACCGTGATCGCGGTGTCTGCCGGGATCCCGTTGAGCTCCTGGACGAGGCCATACGCGGAGCGCTCCGACGGATCGCGGAAAAGTCTCCCGAGACCGTGAGCCTCGGGCGCGATGTTGCCGAAAATGTAGACATCGGCGACCTTTGCCTCATCGTCCTCCTCGATGTAGAAATACGGCGCCGGCTCTTTATTGATCGTCGCCGGTGTCTTGTTGTTCGTTGACATTGTTGTTTACCTCCTCTTGTTCCGGATCCGGCTCGTCGTCCGGTTCCTGTTCTGTGTCTTGGGTGTCCTGATCGGGCCCGGTTCGAGTCGGATCCGTCATCGGATCCGCGCGTGGCTGACCGTCCACGACGCCGTCGAGCTGATCCGCCGCCGGCGCGTAGTTCTTTGTCATCCAATGCTGCCATGCCCACGACTCGTCAATCACGGCCTCGCCGAGCCTTGCCCTGATCTCGTTAATACAGAACGTGCCGGACCCGATGAGCTTGTCGATCGGATCGGCGATGTCGAACAGATCGCGGTAGCGGACGTTCGAGTAGTTCGGCACGATGTAAGAGCCGGCGAAAACTCTCGACTGACCGTAGAGCTTGCGGTTGAGTTCCTGGACGATCATGCCCGCGAGCGGTTTGATCGTCGTGTTCATGAAATGCGTGAAATCCTGATCGGTGACTCCCTTTCCTGTCGCGATGCTAGGCGGAACGCCGAGCGCCTCGGCTGTGAGCTCCATGATGTCGTCCATCATTGCACGGACGTCCCTCGTCGACCCCGCTGAGGTTCCGGAGGTGTCCTGAAACTCGTAGCCGTCGAACACCGGCAGCACGGCATTGTCTGACGTGAAATACTTTTTCATCTTGTCCGTGACGAGATCCGTGTAGGTGCTCTCGAAATCCGGATCCTGTTCGGCGATCTCGTGAACTCTGAGCACGCCATGACCGCCCGCGTCTCTTACGATCTTTTTGGCCGTTGCCTTGAGCAGATCGCCCTCGGTGGCCGCGATCGCGTTGACGCTTGTCTGGATCGAACTCCCCTCGATCGTGAAATGCAAGACGGCAGAGGCCCCAAAAACGCCGGGGATCGATTGCCCGTCGCTTGTTATGTCTCGGTAGATGTTACCGGTGAGCCGGCGTTCAACGGTGAAACCGTCGGCGACATATCGGCCGCCCGCGTACTCGACAACGATCGCCTCCTGGGCGAGATAAAGCTGAGATACGAGATGTCGGAAAAATTCGGCACGGGTTTCGTTCGGATTCGGTGCATAGTTCCACGCCCAGGCCTCACCGGCCTGGACACGGCGGCCGCGTCGGTATGTGTCCCACTCAACGAGAGAGACGGTCGAACCGATCCGACGCACGCAGCTCCAGAACGCCATATTTTGCAGATATGAGGCAAGTCCGGCCAGCGCGTCGGCGTCGTAGTCTGTCGAGGCTTCGAGGAAATCCCCGGTCGCGGTCTCTGAGTCGCTGCCTGTTTTTCGTAAAATCCATTTAAGTAAATTAAAGGCCATGTGTCGCCCTCCTTAAAAGCTGATGACGTCGAGCTTGCGGTGTCCGGCGCGTCGTTCGATGATCCGGTCCTCAATCGTCATCGCGGCCACGAGGGCCATGAACGGGTCCGTCTTGCGACTCTTTGCCTCGATCTTGCCGTAGACGTAATTCCCGAGATCCTGATCGTTTTCTTGTCCGGGCCGTCTGCCGTAGCGGATGAGCTTCGTGTTATTCGTTGCCCATCTCAACTCCGGGGCGTCGTCCCAGGTGAACCACTGATTCGCAAAGCATGAGTCGATGACCGGCGCGATCTTCATGATGTCGCTCGGCCGGACGAGCTTGAGGTTCTTGAGGTCCTTCGGATCGTAGCCGATGCCGGCGAGCTGCCGGGCTAGCAGCGCAAAGCGGAAATCGTCGATCGCGACCGCCCGGATTGAATACTTTTTTCTCATTTCCACGAGGTACGAGGTTATAAGATCCGGATGGATCTCGACGTCATCGACGACCGTGAGCCGACCGTCGTCGGCCCATTTCCGCCAGGGTGCTTTGATCCTCGGCAGATCTTTCGACCGGGAGCAGACCCACGAGTGCGTGATGTCGTAACGGTTGTCGCCCTGTTTGAAATGGAGATCGACGCTCACCCAGTCGGTGATCTTTGAAAAGTCGATGCCGGCGACGCAGCTCCACCCGGTCAGATCCGGGAGCGGGCGGTTTGTCGCCTTGATGTTCTCGTAGTCTGTCACCTTGATGTCATTCGCCTGATCCGGCAGGTTCATTCGCTTTGTCATGAATGCCGGGAGCCGGTGCGGGTTCGCTTTCCATTCCCGGTACTCTTTTTCTGTCTCGGACCTCAGCGCCGGGAGATAGGGGAGCGACGGGTTTGCTTTTTCCCAGTTCGCCTCGTCGTCGACCTCCTCTTTGGAGTCGAGCCGGCAGATGAACGGCAGCAAACCGTTGTCCGGATCTCCGCCGAACAGAATGCCCTCAGACGTCTCGAGGAGATCGTCGAGGGGTCCCTCCCGGACGTCGCCGTTTGTCGTATAGTAAGACCGGCGCGGATGCGGATGCTTGCCGAGGCCGGTCGTGAAAACATTGATGTTTCTGTAATCCTCGTATTGGTGGATCTCATTGAACACGACGATCCCCGACCGCATTCCGTCTTTTCCTTTCGGGTTGTTCGTGCGGCCCTTGATCTGACCGCCGCCGCGGAGATCCTTGACGCTTTCCGTTTTCCAGGAAAAATAGCGCTTTAGTTTCTTTTGGTACTCGCTATGGTCAAAGGCGTCCACGATGTCGAGGACCGGGCGAAGGGCCTGTTCCTCGTTGTTCGCGCAGACGTCGACGTCATAGCCCGGGATCCCGTTGTAAGGCGAGATCAAGGCGACGGACTCGAGGGCGATCGTTCCGTCCTTGCCCGCGCCTCGACCGATCATGCAAAACAGGTCTGGCCACCGTGGGAGCTTGCTGTCCCTCCAGTAGGTGCAGTCATGGAGGACGATGACGAACTCCTGCCAGGGGAACAGCTGCTCGAACGGGAAATACTTGGCCAGGCCGAGATAATGGTCGGCCTGATCGGTGTCGATATAGATGTCCTCATTCTCGAAACAATAGAGGACATGATCGACGAGGGCCTTGACCTCTTTGTCGGTGCGGAGCTTTCCGGACTTAACGAGGTCAATAAAGTTCTGAACATGCGGGCATAGCTTAGAGGTCGATGTCTCCGCCATCGTCTGTCGCTGCTCCTAGCACCGGCCCGTCCGCAAAGGTCGTGATAATCTTGAGGAGCGTCGCGACGGTCTGATTCGCCGCGGTGCTCGTCTTGTTGTACTCGCCGATCGCGGGGTTCGCGACGATGTTCGGACGCCCTCGGACGTACTCCTTCTCGATGAGGACATCGCTCTCGTCGATCTCCTTCTGGAGGCGAGTCAACGTGTTTAGCTGTGTCTTGTATCGGCTGAATGTTGTCACAAAAAAGAAATTTTGTTCGACGCCTCCGCGCTCGGCCATTTCGATGAGCTGCTTTGCGACCGCGTTGAGGTTATTCTTTTTTGCGGTTTGTTTTTTCGTTGTGGCCATTGTCTGCACCTTCTAACGTTTCGATAATCTTCAGTTCCCGCGGAGAGAGAGACCACTTGATCGCGTTCGTTTCCTGCTCCGCTTTGTTTCGCTCCGCTTTGTTTCGGGCTTCGATCATCGCCGCACGCGGAACGAGGTAGCCGCTGCCGTAGATGCCGCGACTAGAGTCCTTTTGCGATTCCAGAATTTTATCCTTCATCTTCTGCCCCTTTCCACTTGTTAGCTGGATCTCCGCAGGCTCCCTCTGATGTGCAAGTATCATTCTCTATGTCGTAATCAGCACAACCTATGCACGGATTTCCCAGATAGCAATACTTGCAACGATACTTGCAATCCAAATCTTCATATCCGTAACATAATTCACATGTATCCATCGTCAATCTCCTCGTCCATCTTTGCTCCGCAATTCGGGCAGAAT